GTGCCTTGAAAGACTTCTGGCGGGCAGTAGGTTGCCTATCACCAGTAACGCCCTGCTGACCAAAGCGAATAGTCTTTACCTTGTCTCCTTCTTTTGCCACAACAACGTGTGACTTCTTTGGGTGATTTGGTGTACGCTTAGGCTTGTTAAAGCCCGATACTCCTGCTCGCTTTAGTCTTGGGTCTGTCATTATTTCTTCTTCGCCTTCTTAACAGTCTTCTTTGGTTTTGACTTGCCTGCCTCAGAGAGAGCAATAGCAATAGCCTGCTTACGAGATTTAACAATAGGCGCCTTCTTAGGACCCTTAGGATTTACCCCTGCATGTAGAGTCCCACGCTTAAATTCGCCCATTACTTTTTGAACTTTGTTCTTCACTTCTTGACTTGCTTTCCAGTCTTGTTATCGTACTTGCGTCCTTGCAGGATAGCACCCATGAGTTGACCCTTTTCAGCGTCATAGTTCTTGTTTGCTGCGCGAGCGCGAGCATTCGCTCCTGGAGTAATATCTGCAGAAGCGTTGTTTGCTTTCTGCCAGGCCTTTCCAAAATCTGCAACTGCTGAACCAACAGTCTTAGCATAGCTGACAACTGGCTTAAAGACAGAGTTCATGTTTGAGTGGTCACCTGCTGAGGTGCGTGCCTTTGCCATTACTTCTTCTTTGCCTTCTTCTTAACAGCCTTCTTCATTGGCTTGCCAGTCTTCTTGGCTTCAGCCTTAGCCATTGCCATACCTTTTGCTGTGTATGCGAATTCTTTCGCTCCGACTTTTGGCATTACTTCTTCTTCGCAATCTTCTTTGCAGCTTTCTTAGCTGTCTTCTTCATGGCCTTCTTGCCCATCTTCATTTCCATCATTTTTTCTTTCTTAGATTCCATCTTTTCAGCCATCTTGTATGCCTTGTTCTTCATCATTATACTTGCCCTATCTCTTTCATTACCGCTGCGGTTGATTGGTTTATGTTCTTTGCATCTGGCATTGAATTAGCATTGTATGGCTTATTCAATACTTCGGAGGCTGCTTCTGCCTCACGAATCTTCTCCATCGAAGTACCACCAGGCTGTATGCCTTGGGCCTTAGCGTTAGCGTATGCAGATAGTTCGTTCTCAAAGCGCTTACGCGGAGCACTTCGCTGACTGTTAGCATCGCCAGTATTCATCTGAAGTCCTCTGGCTTTGCAGCCGAAGCAATCAGGTCCACACTTAGTGTGGTCTATAAAGATATCGTTCTCATCAGGGAAAGGTTCAGTTGATGTAGCATCACAACTTACACACCCATATAATGCTGAGTATGGAATCATGTCTCCATCGACTAACCTATAAGCCCACTCAAGAACCTTGCTTGCGTGTTCGTGTCCCATATGTCCCCTATATTGCTGTGAAGTTGTCTGTCGTTACTCCAACGTTTCCGTTGATTAAGTTTTCTCGAGTTGCTTCATCCACGGTATACTGGCTACCGCCAAGGTATACTTCCTGGAATGTTTCTAGGTCAGAGTCTAGTGGGTATCTAACTTGCTTGTAGACACCATTGACTTTGATAATACTGATTCCACGTGTTAACTTGTAAAACGTAAAGAGTCTTTGAACTCCTTCGAAACCTTCATCGACAGTTGGTGTCTTGAAGATATATTCTGTCATGACTCCTCCTTTAGTGGACTCACCACCAGGCAGGGTTTCCCCTGCCTAGCAGTCAATTAACTACTAGAGAGCAGCGATTGATGAACCAGATGTGATGCGGTATAGTGCCTCATCACGGTATACTGCGAAGCCAAGTACGCCGTACCAACCCATTGGGCGGAAGCGCATCAACTTATCAGTTACGTTACCGATAACTACGTGTGGTTCTTCAGCTACAGCTTCTGCCATTGCTTGTGAACCTGCAACGATTGTGTCGAAGACACGTGTTACTGGTGTAACTGTTACAGTTGTTGTTGCTGTAACTGCTGCTGAGTTAGCAACGTCTACAGTAATTGTTGTTGTTGAGCCTGATGTTGAAAGAGCAGTAATCTTAGCACCTGTTCCGATGCCTGTTCCTGCAATCTTGTCGCCAACTTCAGCGCGTGATGCGATAACAGATGATGAAGCAACGCCGAATGTGAATCCTGCTGAAACTCCTGCAACTGTTACTGCTGTTGTTGTCAATGCTGTCTGGTCTGCACCTGACTTAGCGTTGTACAAACGTGATGACTCTACGAAGAATGCGCCTTCGTACTCACCGATTTCTCCAGCCCAGACCTTAGAAGCATTCTCTGCAGACTGTGACTGTGGGTAGCGCCATCCGAGGTCGCCTGTCTCAGCACGAAGGTCGTGTGAAACTTCTGGGTGGATACCAACCCAGTATGAAGCTCCGCGACGGCCCTTTGCCTTGTTTGAACGTAGCTTAGCAACAGCCTTGCGGATGTCTGCTGAGTCTAGTGTATCGGCTGCATCTACGCCAGCAACTGTTGTTGCGTTACCTGCGAAGATGTTGTTTGAACCTGAGCGAAGTGTGTTCATTGCAACTACGTCGATAGAATCGGCTAGGTTGTATGCAATGATGTTTGCGATTGCTGGGTCTACATCTGCTAGAGAGAATAGTTCCAACGCACGTGTTACAAGTACAGCGTTACCGTACTCGTTAAGTGTCACTGTAACAGATGTTGGTGTTGACAATGCTACTGCATCTGGGTCAACTGTCTCTGTTAGTGTTGATGTCTTTGTGTCTAGGTCAACGTACTTCTGTAGAACTACAGTTGAACCTGGGATTGCTTGCTTTGCTGGGCGCTTATCTGCGACAGAACGAATTAGGGGTTCTGAACGGAGAGCGAACTCGAGAAGGCGGTCGTATGCCTTCTGTACGAGACCTGCGCCACCTACTGTACCGCCGAACGAGGTGCTCGACGTATCTGTATATGCGTTAGGCATTTCTTTTAGTCTCCTTGACTATGAACGGATATTATTGTTGTGACTGCATCAGGCTGAGGAGTTCCTCCATAGAACCCGCATTGTCCATGCGCTGTTCTAAATCCTGTGCTCTGTCTGGTGTAACGGCATTCTGAGTCATGACGTCTTGCTGACGTAGTGTCGCAAGGTTTTGTTCGTCACGTTTCTGTGATACCTCTATACCAAATAGGTCAGCGTTCTCGTCTAGCCAGTTCGATACTGCCTCTTCTGAAAAATCACCATCTAAATCCTTGAGGACTAGACGTGCTGCCTTCTGGTTTACACCCTTCTTTTCTAGTACTGACTTAACGGTAGACTCACGCTGCGCCTTGGAAAATCCCTCAAGTTGCTCAGTAAGTTCCTTGATACGCTTTTCATCTGCACGCTTGGCTTTACGCAACTTTTTAAGTAAGTCACTGCCGTCCAATTGTGTGTCGTTGTCGGTATCTTGGTCATCGTCTTCGTCGTCCCAGTAGTTGTTGCTCATAGCAACCCACCCTTCTATTCGTTGTTAGTTCGCAGGCCTCAGTTCAGTTCGGGGAAACTGGCTGGCTCCTACTATCGGTCTATTACTCTGACGGGGCCGATGGGTCCGTTCAGGATTCTAGAATTGTCCTATACTTGATGTAGTAAGACTTGTCTTGTTTGTGCCTGCAGCACCACTAAAGGTTGCTACTTCACGTGCTGTAAGTTTCTGACGCTTACGTTGTGCTGATGCTAGGCTATTGAATACCTCTTGCTCAGCCTCTGTCTGGCCATAGCCTTCAAGAGTTGTGCCATAGATATCAGATAGTTTCTCAGCAGTTGGAAGGATATCTGCAATAGTTGCGTAACCCTTCTGTGCTTCTGCTTGTGTAACACCCTGTGCTGCTAGTTGTTCGGCAACTGATACACCAGTCTGTAGTCCTTGACGTGCTGCTGCTACACCAATTTCAGATGCTGCAACTTGACGTTCAATCTTCTGGAACTGCTGGTTAGGGTCTAGTACATAAGCAACTAGGTCTGCTTGACCAATGCCATAGAAGTCACGTAGTTGACGTGAGATAGCAGGGTCAGCATTTTGTACGCGCTGTACTGCTGTAACTACACGGTTAGAAAGTTCTGCTGCGGATACATCGTTAGCGATAAACTGAGATACATACTCATCAGTATCAAACTGCTTGAGTCCATATGCACGTAAAACCTGACGATATCCATCTTCAACATTAAGATACTCACCAGGATTAAGGACTGCTAAGCCCTTCTTAATACGTGCTTCATTGGCCTTAAAGCGTGTCTTGTACTCTTCTGTTTCTTGCAAGCCTAGTGTAATTGTGGCTTCAGTTGCACCATCAATTGCTAGTTCTTTAATTTTATTTACAAGGCTTCCTAAGCCGTAACGCTGGAAGCGTTCAGTAAGAACATCAATAGCATTCTTACGAGTTGTTTCTGCTGCAGCTTTCTTCTCTGCTGCCGCTAGGTCTGCGGCTGTCTTGTTAGCATTAGATAGGTTAGCAATCTGAGACTGTAAAGACTGTATCAAAGAAAGTACAGCAGGGTCAGTTATATTATTTACAACTGTTTGTGGTGCAACGTATGTTGGCGTAACAACTGGAACAGGAGTAGTTGTAGTAGTTTTGGTTGTGGTAACTACACCAGTTACTGGGTCAACAGTTGACTTAAATCCAGGTGCATTCTCATTAATAACCTTAGCAGTATTAGTTGCATTTTCGAATGCCGCTAATTGTGCAGAAGTTTTGCCAGTTGAGCCAACCTTTACTGTGTAGTAACGTGGGTCATCAATGCCTACTGGTCCGCTTAAGACTTCACTTACATTAGCAGCAGCGCTTACGCTTACTGGTACACCTAGTGCAATCTTTTCAGCATCAGTTAATGGTTGACCTGCTCCTAGTTTTCTAACAGCTGTCTGCATTTGTGCTGGGGTTAGTGTTGGGTTATTGGGTACAGCCCCGCCACCATCAATCATCTGTAATTCTGGATTGTATCTCATTACATCAGACCCCAATCGCTGAAGACTTTAGTAGTTAAAGTATCAATAGTATTACGTGCGTTATTAGTATATGGCCAGTCAGGTGAACTCTTGACTGTCTTTTCAACCATCCACTGAGGCATAATCTCTTGCTTACCCGTAGTTGGATTTATGTAGTTCATAATTCTTTTAACTAAAGGATTCTGGAAGTCAACAGTATCTGGGTCTAATTCTAGTAAACTAGCCACAGAAGATGTTACGTTAGATGCGAGAGCAGATAGGGATACGTTGTTCTTAATACCTTCTGCATAGGCAGGATATGCACTAGCTGCAAGGCCCTTAATATCATTCATGATATCATCTGTTGTGGTCTCACCAGCAAACAATGCTGTAGACTTTGTGTCCCAATATGCAGTGTTTAGTAGATTGCCAACGCCGTAGGCATTAGCAAATGATTGCAATGCTGATACAGAACTCATGGTGCTTCCACCAAGTTTGCCCATACTGCCAGACTTGACAATCAACTGGTCGACTTGGTCGTCGCTCATACCGCTTTGGTAACCAATTTCTACCTGCTTTTCAACGCCAGGTGTCCATTGTATACCCTGCTGAATCAAACGCTTCTTTGATTTTACCTTATAAGAATCTAGGTCTTGTGCATATACGCCAGGCTGATTGGTTGCTGCAGTTTTTCTAGCACGAGCAATAGAGTTATTGCTTCGGTAGAAGGCGCTTCCTAAAACAAAAGAACGGAAACCGTCCATGTCTCCTTTAAGGTATGCCTGCCATGCTTTCTCAAGGTCTGGGTCGGTAGCCTTGAGAGCAAGAATCATTTGAAGTTGCTCTGCTACTGTAGCATCATTGTCGCTAATAGCCATTATAGACCCCCAGACAGGATGCTAGTCATATCTTTCATAAACTCAAATCCCTTACGGCGTTCATATTCCTCAGGGTTTGACTCCTTAAGTTTCTTTTCAACAATTGCTTCAGATGCTTCAGCGGTTAGACCAGGTGTAGTAACCTGTACATTTTCCATCTTACCTGTCTTCGGATTCTTAACCTTTTTGTAGGTAGTAAGAGTACCAGTATTAGCCTTATTAAGTAAGTCGAATAGTTCCAACTTCGTGGCTTCGTCTAACTTCTGCCCAATCTTTGTAAGACCCCATTGTTCAATTGCATCGAAACTCTTAGCCTTATCTAACTGTGAGATAGAACGAGTAGGAAGAGTTGGCTCATCTCCCTTTACAGACTTTAATGAATCGGTCAGTAACTGAAGTGGGGTAATCTTAGGCCCACGGCCACCCTGGTAGATAGTTGCCGCAGTTGTTACTAGTTGTGACCATAGGCCATAAGCCTCAACAGGGCTAATAGTCTTACCTTTGGCTGCATATGCACCAATAATTTTATTCTGTAAAGCCTGGTCATTCCAGAAATCAGTTGCATAAGTTGATGCTAACTTTAATGTTGGCATAACCGATGACATTGGTTTGCCATCTTTAAAAATTAATCCTTTTGTAGGCTCATTTACTTCACCTGTATATACAAATGCTGTAGTTCCAACTGCTCCTGCAGCCCATACAGATGGGTCATTTGTATCAAGACCAGTGGCTACTCTAAGGTCTGCTGCTAAATCATCAGTAATACCAACAGGCGCATTTGGTGCAATGACTTGACCCTTAGGCAAAGGTCCTGGTTTATCAGACTTTGGTGGAGTCTTAGGCTTACCAGACAACTGACGATTAATTTCAGTAAGTTCAGCACGGTCTTTCTTGGTTGCCTCTAATGATGCAATACGTTCTTTTGCAGTAGTTGCAGTAACATCAACCTTAGAAGCAGCGGCAATCCTAGCCGTTAATTCTTTTTTACGTTTTAATAGTTCTTCTGTGGTTGCCATGTTATAGTCCTGAACCTAGGTATTTGTCATAGATTCTATCCTGTGATAGGAATCTGTCATAGATATTAGCGAACTCTAAGTCACCAGCCTTAAGTTGGTTAACATAGTAGTCGAGAATTATACGCAAATCTATGTTCTCCTTAGCATCGATATTATTAGATGGTCGCCCACGTAGTCTTGCTGCAACTGCATCTCTTGCCTTCATGTATACAGCAACTGATTTCCATGTAGGGTCATCAGCGTTATCTGCCATAAACTTTTCATCAGCAAGAATCTTCTTGAATCCAATGATTGTCTTGGCACCCTTTGTGCCATCAACATCACGGTAATCTTGATACCATGCACTAGGTGAGCCTGTTGGCTGACCTGTAACTGGGTCAATATCAGATGCTAGTTGCTTAACAATAGCCTGCTTTGCAGCAGCCAAGTCTTCAGCACCTGCTTGTTGTAGTGATGTAAGTCCACGCTTATCAAGGTGTGCATCAAGAACTGCCATAGCACGGCGGTACTTAGCCCAACCCTCACGTGCAGCATTCTGTTGCTGTGCTTCTTGAGGGTCTTGCTTTCCACGGTACTTCTCGGGTGTTCCTGGTGCAATAGATGTCTCTGATTGCCACCAGTATGCTGTAGGATTATACTTAGCAGCACCTGAACCCTTGGTAATTAAACCAACTAGGTATGAGTTGTCACCCTTTACATCAGCAATTAGGTCTGTGTAACGCTTAGCATTCTGGACATCATCCATTGTAGCCTGTGAACCTGTAGGGTTCTTAGACAAAGATGTAGCAAATTCAAAGTACTCAGGGTAATCCTCAAGGAACTTAGCATCTGCACCTAGACCAAAGGTCTGGCTATATTCACGCCACTTGTCCATGTAGAAACGGTAAGGGCTTTCAAATTGTGGGGCAAATGGTAGGATTAAGTTAGCAGCTACACGCATTTTATAGAATGCGTCAGTCTTCTTCTTAATTTGTCCATCTGTTAAGTAAGCAGTTCCTGCTTCTTGTGCCTTCTGTTGTTCTGTTAGCCAGATGAGTTGATATGTCTTAGCATAGTCATCATTGTTAAGGCCTTGTACAGCCTTCAAAGAGTTACGCATCCATGTAGGAAGGAACTGAGTTAGTGATGCATCAGGTCCATATGGGAATGCAAACGATACAACCTCAGATAGTTCTGGCTTTAACTTAAGAATATTTGCTACAGGAATAGCAGCAAATGGACCAACAGATACACCGAATGGGTTACCTTGGAAGATAACATCGAGGCTTCGCTTGCTGATACCTATCTGGTCAAGGGATGA